TCGACGTGCTCGGGACCGCCGGGGAGGCGTCTCTCTGGTGCGGCGGGTTCAAAACGTCGCCGGGCCGGCCCCTCGCCTACCCTGCTGCCACCCCCTCGGCGCAAGGCCGGAGGGGCAGATCCGATGCGGCGCAAGGCCGCGGACGGGATGCACGATGAGCACGACCACCACGCCCGACGAGCCTCGGCCGGTCCGCATCACCGCCGACGTCGGCCGCTACCTCGACGCGATCCAGCGGGCGACCCTCGAGACGCTGATGGCGGCCGGCCTCTCGGCGGCCGAAGCTGCCGACTGGCTCGTGAAGGCGAAGGCCGACCCGACCTCCGAGGAGGCGATGCGCTTCTACCGTCGGCGCTACGTCCTCGGCGAGCACGAGCTGCCGACCGCCGACGAGGTCCGCGCGTCTCGCGACAACGGCTGGATCGCGCCCGAGCGGATCGACGCGCTCGCCGATTTCGTCGAGGACGCCGAGCGCTCGGCCTGGCGCCAGGACTTCCTCGACCACTGGCGCACGAGCGAGCCCGAGCCGCGCGGCCCCCTCGACCAACCTCTGCCCGAGCAGGACGACGACCGTGCCTAGCGGCGGCGCTCGTGCGCGCTCCGGACCGCCGGCCGATCCGACCAGCGGACGCAGCGAGTCGGGACGGAACGCGAAGGACGGCTGGACGACGCTGCCCGCGAAGCCCGCGATCACCCGCGCGCCGAAGTGGCCGCTCGATCTTCAGTCGGCGCCCGAGAAGGCGCTCTGGTCGAAGCTCTGGCGGAAGCCGCAGGCGACGATGTGGCGCCGGCAGGGTCTCGAGTTCCAGGTCGCCGCCTACGCCCGCAGCTTCCTCGAGGCGACCGAGTTCGGATCGCCGGCCTCGCTGAAGACCGCCGTGCTCCGGATGGAGGACACCCTCGGGATCTCGACGGTCGGCCTCACCGCGCTCCGCTGGCGCATCGCGACCGACGAGGTCGCCGCTGCTCGAGCTGACGCGGCGCCCGCGCCGACCGAGGAGAAGGCACCGCCTGTCCGCCGGCTGCGCGGCGTCCCCGCGGCATGAGCGGCACTCGCGTCGTCCGCGTGACCTGCCACTACTGCGGCACCAAGCTCGGACCCGACGAGCGGACCCGCGATCACATCGTCCCGAAGGCGATGGGCGGCGAGCTGCGAACCCGGAACACCGTCTGGGCCTGCGCACCGTGCAACCTCGCGAAGGCCGCGACCTGGCCGACCTGCACCTGCTCGAAGTGCGCAGCAGCGCGCCGCACCTGGCGCGAGGCCCGCGCTCGCGGCCGCCGACGCGCAGACCGCCGCAGAGCATGAGCGCGACCGCGCTCGCCGACCTCGGCGCCGAGTACCTCGTCGACTTCCCGACGCTCGGCGACCTGCTCGATGGCTGGCTCGAGCAGCACGCTCGGGTGCCCGACAAGTTCCACCGCGGCGACCCCTTCCGGCAATCGGACTGGCAGTTCTGGTGCACCGCGAACCACTACCGGATCCGCAAGTCCGCCGAGTGGCGACCCGATGAGCCGCTGCTCGCGCAGGCCTTCCACTACCGGCGCTCGCAGATCATGGCGCCGCAGAAGACCGGGAAGGGCCCTTGGGCGGCCGGCATCACGGCGGCCGAGGCTGTCGGCCCCGTCGTCTTCGCCGGCTGGGCCGAGGCCGGCGACGGGTACGCCTGCTCCGAGCACGGCTGCGGCTGCGGATGGGAGTACGAGTACCTGCCCGGCGAGGCAATGGGGATGCGGCACCCCTCGCCGCTGATCCAGCTCACCGCGAACAGCGAGGATCAGGTCGGCAACGTCTGGCGACCGCTGACCGCGATGATCCGGCTCGGGCCGCTCGCCGACCTGCTCGCCGTGCGCGAGGACTTCATCCGCATCCTCGGCGGCTCAGGCGACGACGAGGGCGACCGGATCGACGCGGTCTCCTCGTCCGCCCGGTCCCGCATCGGTAACCCGATCAGCTTCGCGCTGCAGGACGAGACCGGCCTCTGGACGAAGACGAACAAGATGATCGAGGTCGGCGACGCGCAGAAGCGCGGCGCGGCCGGCATGAGCGGCCGGACCCTCGAGACGACGAACTGCTACAACCCCGCCGAGGCGTCCTACGCGCAGCAGACGCACGAGTCGACCTCGGACGACCTCTTCCGCTTCTACCGGAAGCCCCCCGAGGGCCTGCAGTACCGGCTGAAGGAGGACCGGCGGAAGATCCACCGCTACGTCTACTTCGGCTCCCCCTGGGTCGACCTCGACGATATCGAGGGCACCGCCGCGGAGATCCTGCAGACCGACCCCGCGCAGGCCGAGCGCTTCTTCGGCAACCGCATCGTCGCCGGCTCGGGCTCCTGGCTGCAGGCCGGCGTCGCCGAGGACCGCATCCTGCTCCGCGACCGTCCGGTCGGCGTCCCGATCTGCGTCGGCTTCGACGGCTCCGACGTCGACGACTGGACCGCGATCCGCGCCGAGACCTTCGACCACCACCTCTTCACGCCGACCTTCGGCCCCGACGAGCGGCCGACGGTCTGGGATCCGAAGAAGATCGAGGGCGGCCGGGTGCCGCGCGACGACGTCCTCGCCGCCTTCGACTACCTCTTCACGCACTACGACGTCGTCCGCGCGTACCTCGACCCGCCAGGGTGGGAGTCGCAGGTGACCTACCTGCAGGGGAAGTACGGCGAGAAGCGCGTGATCGGCTGGGAGACGTACCGGATCCGCCCGATGCACGCCGCGCTCGAGCGCTTCCGGAACGATCTGACGCTGCCCGGCGGCGACCTCACCCTCGCGCAGGACCGGACGGCGCTGACGCAGCTCGGGAACGCCGTGACGCGGCCGCGGCCCGGGCAGACGTACATCATCGGGAAGGCGTCGCAGACGCAGAAGATCGACGTCACGATGGCCGGCGTCCTCGCGCACGAAGCTGTCGCCGACGCGATCGCGGCCGGCGATCTCGAGAAACGCAAGACGCCTCAGGTCTCGACGACCTTCTACGGCTTCAACTAGGGGCGACCGTTTCACGGCGGCGCCCGTTTCACATGACCAGGAGGTCGCACGCATGGAGGTAGGACTCGCGCGCTACCGGCTGAGAGCCGGCCTGAAGGTCCTCGCGGACCGGCGGCCGAAGGTGCAGAAGCGCGAGAAGTACCTGCGCGGCGAGCACGACAAGCCCTTCGCGCCGGAGGGCGTGAACGCCGAGTACCAGGACCTGCAGGACCAGGCGATCGCCCCGTACTTCGGGATTGCCGTGAACGCGCCCGTGCAGCGGCTCCGCGCCGAGGGGATCAAGACCGGCCTCGGCGAGAGCCAGGACAAGGAGATCTGGACCGGCGCGTGGAAGGCGAACAAGCTCGACCAGCGGCAGACGCTGCTCTATCGCTCGATGCTCCTGCACTCGCGCGGCATCGCGTCCTGCTGGCCGAACCGGGACGACCTCAGCCGGCCGATCGTGCGACCCGAGAGCTTCGACCTCGTGCACGTCGAGATGGACCCGGACGACCCCTTCACGCCGCTCTGGGCGATCAAGGCGTGGACGATCACCCGCCCCGTCGGTCGAGGGAACGGGCTGATCCTGCCCGCCGGCGTGACCGTGAACGTCGACGGCGAGACCGTCGACGTCGCCGTGCTCTACGACGACGACACCTTCCTCCGGTTCGAGAAGCGGAAGGAGGACGCCGACTACGCCCTCGTCGCCGAGGGCACGCACCCGATGCGCCGCCCGCCCTTCGCGCTCTACGACTACAAGACCGACGAGCAGGGCGTCCCCTGGTCGACGATGGACGCCCTCATCCCGCAGCAGGACGCGATCAACACGATCCGCTTCAACACGCTCCTGGCGATGCAGTTCTCGGCCTTCCGGCAGCGCATCATCACCGGCTTCGACCCGCGCGCGACCGACAAGGACGGCAACTTCCTCTACCAGCTCGAGGCCGACGGCGTGACCCCGAAGGTCGACGCGCACGGCAACGCGATCCCCGTGCTCAACACCCCGGGCCGCGCCGGCGTCGACCGGATCCTCGCCTTCCCCGGCGGCGACACGAAGGTCTTCGACCTCGCCGAGAGCAACCTCTCGAACTACGTCGAGGTCCTGAACGCCTTCCTGGTGCAGTTCTTCTCGACCGGGCAGATCCCCCCGCAGTACCTGCTGAATCAGATGGCGAACCTCTCGGGCGACGCCCTCGCCGGCGCCGAGTCGACGCTGTCCTCGCTCGTGCAGGAGCTGCAGCTCGGCGCCTCGGCCGGACACGAGTCCCTGATGGAACTGGCCTGGCACGCGATGGGGCACGAGGAGCCCTTCTCGCCGTCGGTTGAGACGCGCTGGGCCGACGCCGAGGCGCGCTCCTTCGCGCAGGTGATCGACGCGATCGTGAAGCTGATCTCGACCGGCTTCCCGAAGAAGGACGCCTGGGAGATGATCCCCGGCACGACGCCGGAGCGCCTCGACCAGTGGATGGACGACTACCTCGAGGAGCAGGACCGCGCGCAGATCGCGCTCGCGATGCGGCCCCTCGTCGACGTCACCGGCACCGCGCAGCAGGTTACGCCGCCCGCACCGCCGGCCGGCGGGCAGGCCGCGATCGAGGAGGCGACGGGTGCTGCCGGCGTCGGCGGCTGAGCACTACCGGCAGCAGCAGGCTCGAGCCGTCGCGACCGCCGATCAGGTCGCGGCGCTCTGGCGCACCGTCGGCGACGACTTCGACCTCGGATGGTCGCGCATCGGCGGCAGCGTCTTCGCCGCCGTCGTCGCCGGGCAGACCGCCGCGGCCGCGGAGGGCCTCGCCTACGTCCCGACCGTGCTCGACGAGCAGGGCATCGACGGGACCGCCGTCGCGACGATCGACCCGAACCGCTTCGCCGGCGGTACCTCGGACGGCCGGCCCGTCGAGTACCTCCTCGGAGCCGCGCCGATCAAGGCGAAGCAGGCGATGGCTACGGTCCCCGACGTGCAGGCCGCGCTTGTCGCCGCCGGCGACTGGCTGACGACGATCACCCTCGACGCGGTCCGCGACGCGAACCGCGACGCGACCGCCGCGCAGATGGGCGTCACGCCCGACGCGCAAGGCTGGGTGCGGATGCTCAACCCGCCCTCCTGCCGGCGCTGCCTGATCCTCGCCGGGAAGTTCTTCCGCTGGAACCAGGGCTTCCTGCGGCACCCGCGCTGCGACTGCCGGCACATCCCCTCCCGCGAGTCCCTCGCCGGCGACCTCACCGTCGACCCCTACGCCTACTTCCACGGGCTCGACACCGCCGGGCAGGACCGCCTCTTCGGGAAGGCCGACGCGCAGGCGATCCGCGACGGCGCCGACGTCTACCGCGTCGCGAACGTCCGGATGCGCGGCCTCTCGAAGGCGACCGGCCGCTCCGGCTGGCAGGCCCGCCGCTACGGACGCCGTCGAAGCTCACGATCGACGACGTCTACGCCGCATCCGGCGGCGACCGCGACGAGGCGATCCGCCTCATGCGGGAGAACGGCTTCGTGCTCGACGACGGGCAGGTCGCCGGCGGCAGCATCCTCGGCAACGTGCCGAACGATCTCGCCTCGGGCCGGCTGGGTCGCGGCGGCACCAGGAAGGGCGCGACGATCGCGTACCGCCGCGCGATCAGCACGGGGGAGCGGGACCCGCTCGAGCCCGCGACTCAGACCGCCGCGGAGCGTCGCCTGCACACCGCCTTCCTGATGAAGGACGCTGTCGAGCGTGGCCGCAACCCCTTCGCGACGAACACCGCTCGCGAGCCGCTCACACCGCAGATTCGCGCGCTCGTGCAGCGCAACTACGACCGCGAGGTCGCGTCCCTCAGGAGGGCTCCGGAGCAAGTCCGGACCCTCGCGCGACTGCTCGGCATACCTGTCCCCGATGCGCAAGGCGTCGGAGGCTGACCCCTCGCAAGGAGGAACCATGCAGCACCAGATCACCCGCACCGCATTCGGGCAGGTCCTCGGACACCCGACGAAGCCGCACCTGCGCTTCTTCATGCCCCCGCCCGAGGGCGAGGGCGCCGGAGGCGCAGGAGCCGGCGGCGACGGCGGACAGGGCGGCGCCGGCGGCGCAGGAGCCGGCGGCGAGGGCGGCGAGCAGCCCCTGTCGGCCGAGGACGCGAAGGCGATCCGGAAGACCGCCGACAAGGCGATGCAGGAGCGCAACACCGCCCGCGACGAGGCGAAGAAGTTCACCGACCTCGGCGTCACGCCCGAGCAGGTCGCGCAGTGGAAGGCCGACGCCGAGAGGGCCGCCGGCGGACCGACGCCCGAGCAGATCCAGAAGGACGCCGACAAGCGCGCCGAGCAGGCCGCGGCCGCGCGCTACGCCGAGAAGGCCCGCACGACCGAGGTGCGCACGCAGGCCGCCGCGCTCGGTTTCCACGACCCCGCCGACGCGCTCGCGCTGATCCCGCCCGCCGAGCTTGCGAAGGTCACCGTCGACGACAACCTCGACGCCGACGGCGCCGCCGTGAGGACGCTCCTCGAGGCGATCGCGAAGACCCGCCCGTACCTCGTGAAGAGCGCCGGGCAGCAGACCGCCGACTACCGGCTCGCCGGCATCGGCGGCGCCGGCAGCGGCACCCGGCCCGAGCCGGCACCCGGAATCGCCCGCATGGCCGCCTCCTACGGCGCACCGGCCGGCGGGTAGCACCACCCCCTGCCCGTCGCATCCGCGGCGGGCACCGATGAAAGGAACCGACACCGATGGCTGTCACCCTGGCTCAGGCCGCCGTACTGTCCACCAACGATCTGCAGCGCGGCGTCCTCGAGACGTTCGTGCAGGCGAGCCCGGTCCTCGACCGGATCCCGCTGCTCACGATCCAGGGCAACGCCTACGCCTACAACCTCGAGGCGACCCTGCCCGGCGTCGCATTCCGCGGCGTGAACGAGGCTTACATCGAGTCGACCGGCACCTTCAACCAGCTCTCCGAGTCCCTCGTGATCCTGGGTGGCGACGCCGACGTCGACCGCTTCATCGTGCAGACGCGAGGCAACCTCGCCGACCAGCGCGCGCAGCAGACCGCCCTGAAGGTGAAGGCGGCGTCCTACAAGTTCCAGGACGCCTTCTTCAACGGCGACACGACCGTCGACCCGAAGGGCTTCGACGGGCTGAAGAAGCGGCTCGTCGGCTCGCAGGTGATCTCGGCCGGCACGAACGGCGGCGCCGTGAACGCCGACGCCGCCTCGCGCTCGGCCTTCTTCGACAACCTCGACGCGCTGCTCGCCGCGGTCCCCGGGATCAACCCGGGCAACGGCGCGATCTACGCGAACGCGCAGATCCTCGCGAAGTACCGCTCCGCGCTGCGCAACAGCAACCAGTCGACCGAGACGATCACCGACGCGGCCGGGAAGCGCGTGCTGACCTGGAACGGCATCCCCTTCCTCGACCCCGAGCAGGGCCCCGCCGGCACCCCGGTCCTGCCGCAGACCGAGACGCAGGGCACCGCGGCCGGCGTCGCCTCGAGCGTCTACGCCGTGAAGTTCGGCGGCGACGAGACCGACCGCGGCGTGACCGGCCTGACGAACGGCGGCGTGCAGGTCGACGACCTCGGCTTCCTGCAGTCGCAGCCCGTCTACCGCACCCGCATCGAGTTCTACACGGGCCTCGCGGTCTTCGGC